GTGCAATTTGTGATAATGTTGTGTAAGCACCTACACCTTGCAAAAATGGATTAGCAGAAGGTGTCGTTGCTTGTGTAAACGTAGAAGGTATACTTGCACTTGGCATTCCTTGTAACAAGTTTTGACCTATTTGTAATCTTGTGTAAGGCTCTTGAGCTGATTGCATTTGATTTTGTCTATAAGCATCAAGTCCTGCTTGTTGCTGTGATTGTCTCATTGCACCTAACTGGCTTAACTGTGACACATCGGCCTGACCTAGAGCTTGCTGTAAACGACCTACATCACTTGTTGTTCCTGCTAATTGACCAAACTGTTGTCCAATGTTAGCTTGTCTGCCACCAGCGGTGCTGTATTGATTAGCAATATTGCCTAAAGATGTTCCTAATTGTCCTCTACCTTGACCTAAAGAACCAAACCTAGCACCTAAATCACCAGACGCTTGACCAAGTCCAGCTTGAAGTTTTGCTGCATTTTGTGATCCTGCTAACGCTTGTGCATAATTAGAAGAAAGTAACTTTGATAATGTGTCGGCTTTTACTTGTTGCAAACCTTTATCACGCTCTGATCTTTGAATACCTTCACGACTTCCACCAAAAGCACCAGATTGTATGGCTTTGGCTGCATCGCTTTGTCTTGCTATGTCAGCTTGTCTATCCATTTGTGTCATTGTAGCGTCAATGACTTGCTGTTGATAAGGATTCATAAATTGAGATATTCCCTGAGAAGGGTCGGCTAAGTTAGACGCTTGTTGTAAATAATTAGCCCCTTGAGAAATAGCACCTCTGCCAGCATCAAAATCACCAAGACCACCTCTTGCAACACTTCTAGCGTCACTGAGTCCTCCTAATCCAGATTGAATACTTCCCAATCCAGCAGCTAACGCTTGTTGTCCAGCAAGTGTTTGATCTCTCGCACCTTCAATAAATGGCTGATAAGAACCAGACAATTGTTGTCCTAAATTTATTGCAGAAGTACGAAGTGGATCCATTCCAGCTATTTGATAATCTGGCAATCCTAATGGAGAATCTAATAGTCCTGCTGAAGTTTGTTTGTCACCATCAAATTCACCGAACCCAGTTTGTAACATACGTTTTTGCAAACCTTCAAGAAAAGGTGGTAATCTTTGTATGTTTTCAACGGTTTGAGTTGCCATTACGCTCTAGCCTCCAATTTGTCCATCATATTATAAGCGTTTTGGATACCTTTTCTTTGGTTTCCACCACCTAATCCTTTTACTGCGTCTTTAGTTAACACAAATTCACCTGCCATGAGCATAGCAGGAACGTCATCTTTACGTCCAGAACCTTCGCTTGGGTCTATGCCACCATTTCTACGAGGAAAACCCATTTCTCCACCCATGTTAGCAAATGTTATACCACCAAGTTTACCACCAGGACCTCCGTAACCAAAAGGTCTTCTTTCAAATTCTGATCTTTGATCTTCATCTTCATCGTCACCTGACAATAATTGCATTAATAATCCAGCAGATAAACCTTGACCTAAACCTGAACTTAAAAAATTATTTAAAAAACCACCACCTTTAGATACGCCTTGAACAGCGGCTGCAGGAACATCTTTTGCTAAAAATGAATCTGCTCCCATTTTTTTAGCTAAATCTGGATTGCCAGCAATAGTTTTTGTACCAGCTTGTGAAGCACCAGTTTGTGTTGCTTGTGATCCAGCTTCAGCACCACCACCAAACATAGCTCCAAGACCACCAGATAATAATCCAGCCATTAAAGCGTCTTTTGTTTTGCCACCACCAAGTTTACTTGCTAAAGCACCAGTTCCTGCTCTTAATAAGAAAGGGCTTATACCTCCAAGTGCAGTTCCAGCGGCTAATTGAGGAGCAAATGCTGATAAAGCAATAGGAGCTACTTGTTTAATAAGTTTACCCAAATCAAAGAACTCTTGTTGTCCTGTCATTGGGTTCATGCTTCCAGCATTAGAACCAACCACTTGTCTTTGTGGGTCAAGACCTTGATTAACAAGAGCTTGATTTAATCCCATTCCTATTTGTGGGTTTTCTTGTAATATAGATTGAGGCACAACCATCTCGCCAGTTTGTGCGTGAACCATTTGATTATCACCAAATCTACCCATATCGGCTAATCCTCCATTTGCAAATTGTTGAATGTTTTGTAATCTTCCCATGTTACCAAACATCTCGTTTTGAAGAATACCAGAAGGAAAACTATCTGTACCACTATTTGTTGGTTGTAAAACAGCAGGATTATTAGAAGAACTTCCTATTGAAGATGATGCTGATTGTAATGGACCTGCATTAGCTGAAGCTAGTTGACCTTGTGAAAACTCCTCAAAAGGCATTTCGCCAGGAAGAACCACTCGACCCATAAAACCTTCGGCTCTTTGTTTTCTTGCGGCTTCTACTGCTTTATCATAATCGGCTCTCATTGAATTTATACCATCACCAATATAATCAAGATTTGACGGTTGTAACTGTCCCATCTGAGGTTTAAACTGTGAATAGTCCATTCCTGGATTTTGTTCTGCTCCAGGTGGAACAACGGAAAGATTAAAACCTGGATTAAATGCTGTTAACTCAGCAGGTCTTGGTTTAGGAAAACGAGGATCGTTATTTATAAGATTATCAATTGCTGATGAACCATCAGAGTTATTGTTAAAGTCAGGAGTTGATGGGTTTTGTGTAGATAACGCAGTATTAGTACCTTGATTTCTATTTTGCATTAATTTTAAAAAGTCACCATTTTTACTGACTTGTTCTTGTATACTTTCTAATACACCATTACTGCTAAAAGACGGATTTATACTAGATCCAAAAGATCCAGCCAATCCACCTTCTTGCATATACATTGGTCTATTATACATATTTTATCCTCATTATTATAAAATTTAGCATTATTTATCATTTAACACAAGATTATAACTTTATTAACTAACACTAACCGTCACTGTTCCAACTGAACCAGTTGCTAATACACTTCCCGTTAATGCTTGATTGGTTTCTAATATTTTTAAAAAACCACCATCTCCAACGTAAATATCACCTATATTAAATATATTACCAGTTCCACTACTAGGTATAGAAGGAAAATTAAGTTGAGGATTTTGTAGTTGATTTATTATTAATTCTAACGATCTAACTAAATCTATTAAATAAGTAACGCTTACTTCATTTGATGGAGTTGGGAGTCTTGGGAAAGGTACAATATTATTAGACATTACCTTCTCCCGTCTGGTCTAGCCTGAACTCTTGGAGAACCTAATCTCCAACGAACACCTGAATCAGAAGACGATACAGAAAGATTAAATGCCCTACCTCTAACTCTTATGTCAGCTTTATTTGTCCATTGCTCAAACGGAACAGTGCTTGTTGACACAGCCGTTCTTGTTACAGCACTAGTGTCTGATTGCAAGTAATCTCCGCCTGGAAAATTACGACCTTCAACAGTTATATTAACAGATGGATTGTCAGCATCAGATCCGTTAAATGTTAAGTCTGGAATTAATTGACTAACAAAAGCAAAACGATCACCATCACCAATATCGATTTGACTTGACTCAATGGAAGAAATTAAAGCTGAACCATCATCATCGTATCCTTTTTCGTGGTTATATACATAATTACTACCTGTTGCTATGGGAAAATCTCTTAATCCTCTATCTAACCATGCGTCTCTATTAATTGTTCCATAATACCACAATTGTTCGTTATAATTGTATATAACATATTTATCATTTTGCCCGTTGCCACCATTAACAACTGAATTTGTATCAGAAGGATAAAGCCAAATAACCTCACCAAACTCTGCGTTAACACCAGCGTATATTTTATCTAATTGGGCGTTGTTTAAATTAAAAAACACTTCTTCTTTTACAGTACAAGGTATTTGTTTTACACGACCATCATAAATGTAAAAACAATTTTTACCCATCCAAACAATTATATCTTCAATAGCAACAGCAGCGTTAGGACCAGCAATAGTAATGTTAGAAGCAATCGGAGTGATACCAAATGTAAAAGGAGGACCTATAAAACGCATAGAATGAAGTGAAGAATCAGTCCAAATAACAATTTCTCTTTTAGTTTGTATTGCTTTTACAAACTTAGATCCTGAACCAATTCTTAAATCTCCAGCAGTGTTAGTGGCTGTTGGTGTCCAATCAGTTAAAGATTCTTGGTCAGCAAAACGTATTAATAAAGGGTCTTGAACTCCTGATGAAAATAAACCATCACATCCAAAAGCAATGATGTGTCTATCAGTATCAGAAACCATTACCTGAGTTACAAGAGTAGGTACATTAATAGTGTCGGTTGCTGCTGTTGAAAGCTCAATAGCTCTTGTTGCCACACCATTGGATTTATCCCAAAAATAAATAGCTCCATTTCTAGGATTAATAAGTAAGTCTTCTCCAAAATTATCGTGCGACCATAAACGTAACGCTCCAACCGTTGTTAAATCTGCGCCAGAATTCCATGTTCCTCTACCCCAAACGCCAGCACCCCAACCAGTTCCACCAATTTGAGTGTCTAATCCAACACTTATTTGATAAACGGCATCACCACCAGAACCACCGTTGCCACTATCAGAACTATTAGCGGCAGCAGTAACTTCAAAAGTAAAAGTGTTTGCGGTAGGAACGCTTGTTATTTGATGCTCTGCATTTAATACGGCTGCTGTAACAGCTCCACCTAAAGAAGCGGCTCCAGCTATTGTTACAAAATCACCTAAAGAAGCTCCATGAGAGCTATCTGTTGCAGTTATTGTTGTTGAGCCATTAGCTTTTTTTGCAAAAACAATACCATTAGTTGTTGTAGCTCTAATTGGAGTTATATCGTAAAAAGCACCGCCTTCTTCAACATAGTATTTTAAATGAGTTCCTACACCTAAAAAATCAGATCCGTCCAAACCCAACCAATTATGTAAGGCTCTTGCTGTTCCTTGATACGTTTGTTCTGAGTATTTTTCCCAGCCACCAATTTTTTCAGGAAATCCCATACGAAATCGTATCTTATCACCATTGACCCAGCCTCCTTCGTTAGAGTAAGATGTTACGTCTCTATTTATTCCTGGTCTAAACTTTAACTTTGTTAATGGCATTAATTACCCTGCATTTTGACTTTCGGATTTGTTATCTTCGGCATCTTCAATGATATCCATTTTTTCTTTTAATGATGCTATTAACGAATTAGTAAAACTAGATTGTGCAACAGATACTTGGTCTAATTGAAATCTAAGACTTGCTGATTTAGTTTGTAAGTCCTTTATTTGATTTATTAGATATTTCTGTTTATTATCTAAATCTTCTTCTTTGTATGAATTGCCATCAATGTTAATAACATTTTCTTTATCTTCTTCAGTCATTTATTTATCCTTAACCTGTAAACGTATCTGCTGCACTTATGGCTGCATCTATAACTGTAAAACTCTCATCACCCCAATCATCTAATGCTTTCTGATACTTGAGATATCCAACACTACGAGCAACTCTTGCCTTCTTTTCGTCATGTGTCATGTAATGCCCAAAGTTAGCAACACTATCTCCACTACCATCACTTGCATCACTACCTTTTGCGTGGGTTGCAATTACAACATTGATTGTATCTGCTCCATCTAAACAAGCCTTGTGTGCTTGTGCTATTACGTCTGCTGTTCTAGCCATTTTTTATTCTCCTTCTAATTCAGTTACTCTCGCTGTTAATGCTGTTACTTGTGCTGATAATTCTTGAACTGCTTTAATTAATGGGTAGATAAACATAGATTGTGCTACCCCTTGTATTCCACTACTTTCTTCTTCAGAATGACCCCCAAAATCTGTAATGTTATGTGTTGCCATAGCAGCTTTAACTTCTTGAGCAATCATACCATACAGCTTATCTGTGTGGTCTGCTGTAGTTTTAGAAGCGTCATAGTCAGGTAAAGTATTAGGTATTTCAGACTTTGCTTTAAACTTAAATGTTACAGTTCGTAACTCGTTAATAAAATCTAAACCACAATCAGTATTATTCTGTATTTCTTTCTTATAACGCTCATCAGAAACCCTAGTAAAAGTAGCATTAGAAGTATAAGTATTGTGTACTCTATCACTTCCATCATTTCTTCCAAAAGTAAAAGTTGTATTAGCAACACTATCCACGTTGCCACCTAAAATTATTGTTTCTGCGTGTCCAGCACAATTTGTTTCAACACCTATGGCTATATTACCATTGTCATCACCATTGTTTTGACCAGAACCATGTCCTATAAGTATATTTCTTTGTCCAGTTGTGAGATTTCCTACACCGCCAGCACCAGCAAAAGAACCAATTAAAGTATTCTTGATTCCTGTTGTTACTCCATTTCCAGCATCATGCCCAACAGCACTATTATTCATATCAACATTTCCACTAGGATTCTGAGTAAACAAAGCCCCATGTCCTACTGCAACTGATTGGTCTCCAGCTTGATTTGTACTTAAAGCATATGACCCTACTGAAACATTTCTAATGCCTGTTGTAATTGCATCACCTGAAAGTCCTCCAATTAACGTATTCTCAATTCCTGTTGTTACTAGTTTACCTGATTCAAATCCAACTGCTGTGTTGAATGTATCTAATGCACTTGTATGATTTTGTGAGCTTAAAGAATTTTTACCAATAGCTGTTGAACTACTTCCTAATGTATCTGTTGTTAATGCTCCTACACCAACTGCAACATTGTGGTCAGCATCAGTTAAAGCATCTCCTGCAAGACTTCCAATTAAAGTATTAGCCTGTCCTGTTGTTACTGCTACACCAGCACCAAATCCAACTGCTGTGTTATTTGTATCTGTTGCACTTGTGAAGTTTTGTGTTGCCAATGCACCTCTACCTATAGCAGTAGACCTACTACCTAAAGTATCACCAGTAAGAGCATTATATCCAACTGCTACATTGAAATCTGCATCACCTAAAGCATCTCCTGCTAAAGCACCAACTAAAGCGTTTTGGATTCCTGTTGATATTAATTTACCAGCATTATTTCCTACTGCCACATTTAATCCATCTGTAGCACTACCATAATTCTGTGTTTTTAATGCTCCAAAACCTATAGCAACACTTGCACTTCCATTTACATTTGTGCCTAATGCTTCAAATCCAACTGCTGTATTATTGTCTGCATCACCAATTTTTTCTCCTGCTTCAGACCCAATTAAAGTGTTGTTGACTCCTGTTGTTATATCGTTACCAGCAAAAAATCCAACTGCTGTGTTGTTACTTATGGTTTCACTTGAGAAGTTTTGTGTTTGCAATGCACTATGTCCAATAGCAACAGACCTAGTACCTTCTGTATCTGTTGTTAGTGCTTGATAACCAACTGCTGTATTAGAATCAGCACCAATTAAGGCATCACCAGTAAGACCACCCATAAGTGTATTTTGCACTCCTGTAGTCATAAATTTTCCAGCAAAAGCACCTACTGCTGTATTTTTACCATCTGCTCCTGCATCAAGAGTTTTTAATGCTTGACTACCTACAGCAGTATTATGACCATGAGCATCTTCAGTTTTAAGTGATTCAAATCCAACTGCTACATTATGGTCACCAGTAGTAATTGCAGTTCCAGATTCATCTCCAATTAACACATTAGAATCACCACCACTTGCAATAGTGTTACCTGCATTGACACCTATCCTTACGTTAGATGTTCCTGCTGAAGCTGTGATTATATCTGCACCATCTGCAAAAGTTACGTCTGCTGCAAAGTTAACTGCACCATCAACATCAACAACATCAAGATTTGTTGTTCCATTTACATCTATTGATCCTTCTAAGTCTATGTCACCTGTTACTGTTAAATCATCTTGGACTTTTAAATCAACAACACTTAAAGAAGCAAAAGCATCTACAACTGCAGCACCACTTCCAGCACCATCAAGGTATACTGCTTTTGTATCTCCATTTGGTATTGTAATATTTGCTCCAGAGCCTTGACTTATTATTATGCTATACGGACCAGAACTACCACTATCTGTGGTGGCATTTTCAATAAAGTGCATTCTGCTTATTGTGTTTGGTCCGATTGTAATAGTACAATTACTATCTAATGCTCCAGTATACTTGATATACATAGCTCTTTCTGCATCTGCAGCTCCATCTGCTACTGTACTTGCAAAAGTATCTGCATTTGTCGTTATAGCTTGTGTGCCAAATCCAAGTGCTTCACCAATTAGTTCTAAGTTTGTATTGGTCGTAGCCCCCCATGTTCCAGATTGTTCACCATCTGCTATTTCTTCTAATCTTAAATCATTTACATATGAGCTTGCCATGTTGTTATCCTTATGCTGCTATTTTTGTCCAATTTGGAGTTTGTGATACGGTTATAGCTGAAAAATTGGATGTTTGTGCCGTATCTATTAATCCCCAAACATTTTCTTCTCCCGTAAAACCAGTGGCACTTAAACCAATAGGGAAAACACCTATTGAAAAAGTTGGTGCGTGAACAGTGCCTACCGAGCTTGTTCCTACGTTTGTAGCCACTGTAAGTAAAGAAGAACCTGTAACACTTTCTGACCCAACAGCACTTGTCATAGCTCCTTGTGTAACAGCTACAGAAACACTTCCAACAAAACTAGTTGTTCCTAAAGCACTAGTTAATGCTGATTGAGTAACAGGAACTTCTCTTGAAGGAACGACAACAACAGATCCTAATGCACTAGTTGCAGCACTTTGAGTGACAGCAACAGGAATAGCCCTGTTCCATGCTCCTTGAGTCCAAGTGCCTCTACCCCAACCAGTTATATTAGCCATATTTTACCTTACAATTGTTCGGTTAAGCAATTCTTATAATAGCGTTACTTGCATCAGCAGTTGGAAACTGAATTGTAAATGTTCCAGATGTTGCTGTTTTATTACTTGTAAAATCTAACACAGCGACTGCTTTATTCCCATTAGTAGCGTTATAAATCAAAGCTCCCATTGCCGTAATGCTTGCTGTTGTAAAACTTAAATCTGCAAAATCAGTAATGCCTGTTGTTCCAGAAAGAGTTGCTCCAACTTTTGTTAAAGCAGCACCACCTGTAACGTATGAACCACTTGAAGCAACTTCTCCAGTTGTTACAAGAATAGTTGATGCAGCTCCTAATGTCGCAGTTGTACTTGATTTCCCACCACTACCTTCTGCAAATAAAGCTAACTTAAAAGCGTTGCCTCCTGTTGCAAAATTATGAGTTGCTTCTAAAAGTTCTTTTTTAAAAGAACTACACATTGCCTGTGCTATAGCCATTATAATCTCCTTATTATGTTTGCTAAGTCGGGATGACCAGCTTCTTTTATTGTTTGAACGATTGTAGCTCGTTCCTCTCTCCTGGCTAAATCAACATAATACCTAAGTATATTATGAACTTTATCAGAAAATACATGAGCTTGCTCCTTAATAGGCGGAGGAGCTGAATCAGATACATAGACAATCTTATTTGTAGCCATTTCTGCTATCTGGTCATTTGATAAACCACCATTATCAGATGTTACAACATTTACAGCACCAACTTCTGCTACACTTAAATCAAACATTATCGTGTCTCCCAAATATAATTGGATTACTTTCCAAAGGTTCTGGAGGAAGTATTTGTGACTGTTTTGTTATTAATAAACTACCATTATCTATTGTTTGAACCAAAGGATCAACCAATCTATGATAGCCATATAATTTTTCATTATCAGGAACATTAGTATCTAACAACCCTGAATTTTGTGCTATCTCTAATTTTATACCTTTAGATATAGCTATAGCACACCAAAATTCACAACAAGCTCTTCCAGCCTCTGCTATATTAACATTTCTATATGTGTAATCTATTCCATATAAAAATATTTTTTCAGCCTTTTTCCATATTGCATAAGCCATAGCATAGGCAACTGTATTGTTAAAATAACAAATTCCTAAATCTTTAGCAATTTCTTCTAATGGATAAAGCTCTAAGTTCTTAACTCTTTTATCTAATTCACATGTAATTATTGGGTTTTTATTTTTTTTTAAAAATTCTCTAGCTACCTCTGTTTGCGATCCAGCATTTTCTGTATCTAAAAATCTTGACACAGGATCTAACATAAATGTTTTATCAACATGAATAATACCACCAATACAGTTTATACCCCAAATTTCATCAAATTTCTTAGATGCAACACGAGCTGCAATAAAATCTGAATAGCTTGATCCAAGTCCTACTATAGCTACGTTCATGTTCTTGCTCTTTGTGGTAATCCTCTACGATAAGCATCTGAGTTTTCTCTTGCTTCTGCGTAATCTTTTAACCTTGATAGAGACTCTAAAAATCTATCATTATAAAGTTTCATAACATCTGCCTCACCCTTCATAAAAGTGTAGGCTTCTAATAAAGATCCATACAACATAGCATTGGGAGCATTCTCACTTAACCATGTTTGAGCTGAATCCACAGTCGTAGAAACAACGACTCCTGTAGCTCCACTTGAACTTCCAGTTAGTGTTTCACCAACAGTAAAATCTATAGGCGGTATAACGACATCAAATTTAGTAGAAGTCTGGATAGTATTAAGCTGTGAAATAGCTCCACTAGTTCCACCCGTTAAAACGTCTGAAGTTGTAAAAGTACCAGACACACTACTTACTACAAGTTCTGTTACACTTGCTGTTAGACTTGCAGGTCTATAATAGTAATGTAGCTCTGCTGAATATGAAGCATCAGGGGTAGGAGCTAAAAGAAAATTATTAAAATCAAAAATAGCGTAATACTTTGGAGTTCCTGTTGTACTAGGATTTGGATTAAATTGTTGTAGATAATTAACATCTTTTTGCAATAAAAATACTTTTGAGCCAGAGTTTGTAATTGACAAACTAAAAGAAGCTAAATAATCATCAGGAACTGCTAAAAATTGATTTGAAGACGTTGTTGTTCCTGTAACATTTTTACGAAAAACTTCTAAATCCACAGACTTTAGCATTCTTTCTTCTGCTGACTTAATATATTCAGGAATATTATTTACAAAAGTAGTTTCTGAATTTTCAGTGTAATCTTTTATAGCATTTCTTAATGTTGTATATGTATAGCTCATTATGTAATACTCACTGTTACGCTACCTAAACTTGCAGTAGCTTCAAAAGTTTCTATTTTAGTTCCAATTAAACCTAAACCTACATTAGTATAAACAACAAAAACAGTAAAATCATCATCATTGTCTGGTCTAGCGTTCCTAATAGCCTCTGGATCAGTTGAAACTTTTGGAGGAGTTAATTGAGGATGCTTCTCCTC